ATTAGACAAATATTGGAATGATTCCCGGAGGATTGTTTGGTGATTTACAAAGCATTATACAACAACCTAAAGATAAAGGTATTTTACTTAAAGATGTTATTGAAGAAGAGGTTGATGATAAGTATTTTTTAAGCAAAAAAATGATTGATACTTTTACTGGCAATTCAAAAAAAATGGAGATGAAAGGTAATGGATTTAGATTTTCTCCTATAAAAGATGTGGAGGTTAAAACAAAAACCATTACAACAAAAGAGGGTAACAGGATGGATAACAATTATATTTCAACTCCACATGATATACTAGATAATGGAAAAACAATAGGTAAGGAAATAAAAAAATCACATACTTTATTATCAAGAGATTACAAAGGATTTACCACTTATGGAAGTAATGGAGTTGTTGTAAATGAAAGAGTTAGAAGATTAATTCCAGTGGAATGCGAACGATTACAAACGGTAAAAGATAATTATACTGATTGCGTTTCTGACACACAACGATACAAGATGTTAGGCAATGGTTGGACAGTAGATGTAATATCACATATTTTAAATTATATCAAATGAACTTAAAAGAACAATTAAACGAAAAGATAAAGACAAGAGATGAGGCAAGAAAATTGATTCTTGATCCATACATTGATCAAATCAAAATAGTAGGTTTAACCAAAGGATTAAAAAAATTAGAAAAGGAAATAAATATTTTAATTAAACAGATAGAAAATGAAGAAAGCTAAAAGAATAGTAGGCACTTTGTTTATAGTTATAGCAAGTGTTTTAATTTTAATAATCGGTAATTTTATAGACTTACACAAACCAAATGAAAACCATTAATTCTTTAAGTGGAGGAAAAACAAGTAGTTACTTGGCAGTTCATTATCCTGCTGACTACAATATTTTTTCTTTGGTTAGAATTGATGATTTAAAATGTAAACCTAAAGATGATAAATTGGTTCAAATGGTTTCAGACAAGTTAGGTATTGATTTTATTGCAACTGCTGAATCAGATAAAACCCTAAAAGTTATGTTTGACTTAGAGCAAGTATTAGGTAAAGAAATTGTTTGGGTAACAGGAAAATCTTTTGAACAAGTTAATAAAGAAAAGACAGGTGGCAAAGGGTTGCCAAATCAACAATGGAGATTTTGTACAACAGAAATGAAACTTCGTCCAATATTTGATTGGTGGTTTAAAAATATAAATCAAAAAGTTAAGATGGGGATTGGATTTAGGTACGATGAAAAAGAAAGAGCAGAAAGGTTTAGTGTATCTTTTAAGGGTATAGTAGGTAAAAGAAAAACTAGGAACAAATGGGAAGAAATAGAATGGAGAGAAGGATATTTTCCTTTAATAGATAACAAGATTACTCATTACCCTATTTATAAATGGGCAAGTAAAAGTAATATTGATTTTCCCGAAGATTCAAATTGTGTTGGTTGTTTTCATAAACAAGTTCAGCAACTAAGAAAGAATTGGGATGATGAACCATTAAAAATGCAATGGTTTGCAGATCAAGAAAAAAAACACACATGGAAAAAAGAAATGAATTTTAAACAAATAAAAAAAGTAGGCAAACAATTAGATTTTATTTATGGAGGGGGAAGCGGTTGCCAAGGAGGTTTTTGTACAGATTAAACAGATTAACATGACAGATAGCATAGTAGAAAGTGTTCTAAACAAGTTTAAAGAACGCTCAGAGGAAGGAATAAAGAAATATGGTGTGACATTAGATAGAAAAGATTTAAGTCCATTAGAATGGCTGAATCATCTTCAAGAAGAATTGATGGATGCTACGTTATATATAGAGAGGTTAAAGAAAGAACTAGAACATTTAGATAGGATGAATAAAATAATGGAACTATGACAGAAATGAATTTAAAAGAAAAGTTAATTGACAAAATTGAACTTCTTATTTTAGAACATGAATACACAAATTATCGTATTATGGCTGAAGAGTTATCTAAATTAATGCTTGATGAAATGATTAATATAAACAATTTGAGTAAAGCAGATAAAGATTATTTAGCACATTTAAGTGTTAATAAAATGAAACAATTAATTAGTTAATCTAATAAAAAATGACAGAAAGAGAAAAAAACGCAAGTGATAAAGCACAAAAACTAATCAGTAGATTTATTAGTGAATGTGAAGTAGATGAAGATTCTGCAAAGAAAGCAGGTTTGATTCTTATAGATGAATTATTTAAGTGGGGATTACCTTACACCTATCAGATAGAATTTTGGACAGAGGTTAAGAGATATTTAAAATGAAAAAGAAAACAAAAGATCAAGCACTTAAAATTTATAGTGCTTTTTTAAATAGGAAAAACCTCAATATATCCGAGGCACATGACAACTCAATAGCAGTAATTAATATAGAGATTAACGAATTATTAATAGAGATTAAAGAACCGTTAATAAAGATTAAAGAATTTATTGAAATGAAAGATTACATCACAAACATACACTTAAAATGACGGCACAAGAAATAAGCGACAGAATAGTAAAGAAAACTAAAGTAAATGTTTTTGAAGACAGTAGAAGAAAAGAGGTAATACATTACCGTTCACTCTTGATTTACTTGCTTAGAGAAAAGATGAATCTTAGATGGATGAACATAGCGTTATTCTTCAAGGCAAATGATAAGAGTATAACACACGCAACTGTAATACATTCACATCATTACTATGAACTTTACAAGGATGAAAACCCCAAACTGGAAGAGTTAGAAAAACAGTTTAATTTTACACCGGTTGATCTTGACACATTAGACAAGATTCATATGTTAGAAAATAAAGTTAAAAATTTAAGAAAAATAATACAGAAATATGAAAAAGTTAGTTAGTTCAGTAAGAAAGTCATTAAGGAATTTATTCACAGAAGATGATCCCACAAAAATATGGGTTCAGATACCTAGAACTTTTAAAACAAAGAAAGATCAGAATTACATGATTCGAAGAACAAAGGATTTTATAATTGAAAACACAGAGGTGGGATAATGGAAAACTTTGATAAGGATTATGAGGATGGAAACAATATTGAAAAATTAGTATTAAATTTAATATTAAAAAAATATCCAAAAGCCTATATCAAAGAAGGTTATTTTAAAGGGTGGGATATACACATCCCCGAAGTAGATAAAACAGTAGAAGTTAAATTTGATCGTGTTGCTGAAACAGGTAAAAACATCTTAATAGAAATTGAATCAAATAATGAACCATCGGGAATGTCAACAACAAAGGCTGACTTTTGGGTAATATATGATAACATTAAATTTTACTGGTTTAAAACAGAACAAATAAGAAAGTGCATTTATGAGAATAAATTAGATTGGAGGGAATACAAAGCCAATCAAGACAATAAAACAAAAAAGGCTTATATGATAAATAAAGAATTACTTTTAAAATACCAATATGTACAAAACTGAAGATATAAAAAAACAATCGTTAGATGCGATTAAAAAAAACAATTTGATTTTTGTAGGTGATATTTTTGCTTATACTCCATTTGTTAAAAAGACTTTCTATGAACACAAACTACACGAAAGTGACGACATAAAAAGCGCACTTGATAAAAACCGGGTTAGTATGAAGGTGTCAATGAGAGACAAATGGTATCACTCAGATAATGCAACACTTCAGATAGGTTTGATGAAGTTAATAAGTGAGGACAACGAAGCACACAGGCTAAATGGAACTAAGCAAGAAATTAAGCATGAGCAAAAAGATAATGAGTTTACTATTAAGATAGTAAAGTGAATCTTGATGTTAACGTTGTCTTTGAACACCTTATAGACTCAAAGGCTAAAATAGTATGTGAGCAAGGGGGTACTAGATCGGGTAAAACCTACAACATATTGATGTGGATTATATTTTATTATTGTCCCAAAAACACAGATAAGATAATAACCATTTGCAGAAAATCTTACCCGGCACTTAGGGCATCTGTGATGAGGGATTTTTTTTCTATATTAAATGCTCATCAAAAATATGATGAATCAAAACACAACAAATCAAATTCTGAGTATCACCTATTTGGAAACCTTGTTGAATTTATTAGTTTAGATCAACCCCAAAAGGTAAGAGGTAGAAAACGTGATTTACTTTTTATCAATGAAGCAAACGATTTAATATGGGAAGATTGGCAACAATTAATTTTTAGAACACAAGAACGTATAATAATAGACTTTAACCCATCAGATGAATATCATTGGATATATGATAAAGTTATTCCTCGTAATGATTGTGATTTCTTTAAAACTACTTTTAATGATAATCCTTTTCTTGAAGATTCTATTAAAGAAGAAATTCTTCGATTAAAATCTACTGATGAACAGTATTGGCAAATATACGGATTGGGTGAACGATCAACCAGTATATCCACTATCTTTAAATATGTAGAAACAGATCAGATACCAACAACTGCAAACCTTATTTCTTATGGAATGGATTTTGGCTACTCAAACGATCCAACTACTTTAGTAAGTGTTTATATCGAAGATTTTAATTTGTACGTTAGAGAGCATTTATATAGGACTCAGATGACAACCAATGACATTCATCAATTCCTACTAGATCAGCACCTAGAAAATAAACCGATTTATGCAGATTCAGCAGAACCAAGATTAATTGATGAACTTAAAAGAATGGGGCATACAATATTTCCATCTATAAAAGGCAAGGATTCAATTAATGCAGGTATTGATTTACTTAAGCGTTATAAGATAAACATATTAAGCACATCCACAAATGCCATTCAAGAATTTAGAAACTACAAATGGCAAGAAGATAGAACTGGCAGATTAATTAATTCACCCGTAGACAAGAATAATCACATTATTGATCCTTGTAGGTATGCTACTTATTCTATTCTATCTAAACCCAACTTTGGAAAATATGCAGTTAGTTAAAACTATTTAATAAAGTTTTTGTTTTATAACTTATTTATATTACCTTGCATATATGATTAACAAACAAACAAACAAAATGGAAACAATGAAACCTTTATTCACAGACATAGAACTAAAAGAGATTATTCATGATATAGATATTGCCTATATTGATATGATGGATAGTGAGGTACACAGACAAGAAGTAAATTGGTTTGTGCATGATCTTGAAATATTTGCAAGTGTGTTGTGTATTCGTGAAACACTTAGTGAGCCATACGAGACTTATGATCATCAAGAGCCGGGAACATACAGATATTTTTTTGAAATTGATGATTGTTGTGCGTATTTTAACGATGAAGATTGTATTACAAATCATCAGTTAGAAAATATAATAGTCCCAGTTTTAGAAGTTAAAATTCACCCACATGGATAAGATACAAAATACACACGATGCAGAATATTGGAACAATGCACATCTTTGTTCTAGTATTCTTAGGGGATGGCATAAGATCAAACCCGGCAACGAAGAAATAAGATCAGTAATGACTGCTCTTCAAGAGATGACATTTTATGTAGCACGTTTAAAGCACGATGCACAAGCAAAGGATAAGATAGTAGAAGAGTACAAATTAGAAAGGAATAAGTGGTGCATGAGGGCGCAACAAGCAGAGCGAAGATTTGACAACGCAGAGAAGTTGATAGATATTTAAAACTTTTGTTTAGTTGGTTAATTAGGGCAATCAGAAATGGTTGCCTTTTTTTGTGTTTAAAAATCCCTTCTGTTTTGCGTTATATATTTATGAAAGCAAGTGTAACTGTACCAAGTCTATCTGAAATTACCCTAGAACAATATCAAAGATTTTTGAAAGTTCAAGAGATTAACAAGGAAGATGAATATGTTCTTCAGTTAAAGATGATTGAAATATTTTGTAATGTTGATTATAAAGATTGCAGAAACATCAAATTTTCAGATGTTGAAAAAATCATCGAGGTACTCACAAAAACCTTTCAAGAAAAACCCGAACTTGTAACTACTTTTAAAATGGGTGGTGTAGAGTATGGATTTATTCCAAATCTACAAGAAATTTCTTTTGGTGAATACATTGATTTAGATTCTTTTCTACCATCAGAACAAGAT